CTGCCAGCACTCAGACGGAATCGGCGCCGCTCCTGGCCGAGCAGATCGCCGCGACGCTCCCGCCGGGTCAGTTCACGACCGGCACGTACCGCGGAGACCCGAATAAGAAAGGCCGACGCCGTGGTGCTGCGTAAGGCAATCCAAGCGACCGAGCCGCCCGTCGAGCTCGCGCCCGTTGTCGTCGTCGACGACGGCGTCGCGCGTCGGAGAGGGCCGCGCTAATGTTCCGCACGTCGAACTATTACCGCGTCAGCCCGCCGCCGCACATGCGATCGGAGCTCGTCGTCGGCGACGGCGCGCCGACGCTCGTCGAGCCGATCACGCTCGCACAAGGCAAGCAACGCGCCGGCCTTAATTGGGTCACCGGCGACGACCGCGACGAGCTCATGCTGGGCTTTATCGCGACGGCGCGCGCGAAAGTCGAGTTCGACACCGGCCGCGCGCTGCCGACGCAACAGCGCGACGTCTATCTCGACGCGATGCCGCGCGGGTGGACGCCGGTCGAACTGCCGTCGCAGTCGATCCCGCTCCAGTCGGTCGACCGCGTCACGTACATCGATTCGACCGGGATGCCGGTGATCATCGATCCGGTGAATTACGACGTCGACCTCGTGAGCGCGCGGATCGCGGTCGCGATGAGCGGCGCGCTCTGGCCGACGAACCTGCGGTACTTGCAGCCGTGGGTCATTCGCATTACGTGCGGCTATCCGACCGGCACGATCCCGCCGATGCTCGTGCACGCCGTCGGCCTGCTCGTCGGCCACTTCGCGACGGCCGGCCGCGATATCGCCGAGATTCAACGCGGCGTGGCGATCGAGATGCCGTTCGGCTATCAGTCGGCGATTGATCCGTACGTCTTGGAGTCGGTCGCATGATCGGCTCGCGGACCGGCGTCCGCAATCGGCCGCACCGCGTCTTTCTGCAAAACCCCGGGCCCGCGGTGTCCGACGGCGACGGCGCGTACACGCAAGTGTGGACGGACTGCGAGCCGCCGTCGGTCGACGCCGAGATCCTAGAGGCGAACCACGCGGCGCTTGAGCGAATCGTCTCGAACACGGTCGCGTCGACGGCCTCCCATATCGTCTCGATGCCGTATCACCCGCAAGTGACCACGCAAACGCGGATCATCTACAACGGCCGGCGGTTCTCCGTCACCGGCGTGGACGACGTCGAGCAACGTCATGTCGATCTCGTGCTCCCCTGTGTCGAGGTGGTCGCGTGAGCGCGTCATTCAAGATCGCCGGCCTGCCGGAACTGCTCGAGGAGCTCCGGCGCTTGCCGGCCGATCTCGTCGACGAGGCGACGCCGATCGTGCTCGATGCCGGCAATCACGCGCTCGACGGCATGCACTACCCGGAGCGCACCGGCGAGCTCGCCGAGAAGCTGACGATCGCCGTCACCGACGGCGGCCCGTTCGGCGTCGCGGTCACGATCAAAAACACCTCGAAACTCGCGTGGATATTTGAGAACGGCTCGCAGGCGCGCCACACGTCGATCGGCGCCGACCGCGGAACGATGCCCGCCGGGCACGTCTTTATCCCGCAGATGATCCAATGGCGGCGCTGGATGTTCGAGCAGCTCCGCGCGTTGCTCGTCGCGCACGGTCTCACGGTGAGCGGCAATGGCGCTTGATCCGAGCGCGGTCGATAACGCCCTCGTCGCAAAGCTCCTGGGCGATTCGACGCTCCGGACGCTCCTGCCTGATGGCGTGTTCTTCGACGAGTCGAACCCCGGCGCGACGCGGTTCGTGATCGTGTCGCTCGTCGATAGTCACCGCGAGCCGCTACAGAACGGCCGCACCGCGTACGAGGACGCGCTCTATCTCGTGAAAGCGGTCACCAAGAGCGACAGCGGCGCGAACATTCAAGCGGCCGCGTCGCGGATCAACGCGTTGCTCGACGGCGGCGACTTGGCGCCAGAGGGGTACGGACTCCTGATCATGCGGCTCCAGGGACGGCTCCGGCGCTCGGAGGTCGACGGTGTCGACAAGTCGATTCGGTGGTATCACCGGGGCGGGCACTATCAAGTCATGACGCGGCCGCACGCCGTCACGCTGCCGGCGTGGATGCAAAGCGGGTGGACGCAATGAGCGGCGCCGTTCTCGTCAAGCCGGCCTTTCAGTCGACCGCGCCCGATAGCGGCGACGCGACCAAGCTCGGGCCGCTCGCGTGGAACGCCGCGCGGCTGTTCTCCGGCGGCGTCGACGGCGATGTGCTCATGCGCGACGCCGCGTCGCCGACCGGCGCGTCGTGGACGGATTCGCACTTGCTCGTCGGTCCGGTCGGCGACACCGGGCCAGCGGGCGCGACCGGACCCACCGGGCCGACCGGCGCGACCGGGAGTACGGGGCCCACGGGGCCCACAGGCGCGACCGGCGCGACCGGCGCCCAGGGGCCGCAAGGCGCGACCGGCGCCGCCGGCGCCACAGGCGCGACGGGTGCCACTGGACCGACCGGCGCGACCGGACCACAGGGGCCCGCCGGATTCACGCTCGCCGGACCGACCGCGCTCCGCACGTTCACGTTTCCGGACGCCGACGCGACCATCCTCACGAGCCTGTCGGGCGCCGTGATCAACACGCGCACGATCAACGGCCACGCGCTGAGCGCCGACGTCGTCGTGAGCAAGGCCGACGTCGGGCTCGGGAATGTCGAAAACACGGCGCTCTCAACGGGTAACGCCGGCACCGCGACGAAGCTGCAAACGGCGCGCACGATCAACGGCGTCACGTTCGACGGATCGGCTAACATCACCGTCCCTGCGGCCGCCGGCACGCTGACCGGCACCCTGCTCGACGCGACGCTCTCCGCTAACGTGCCGCTCCTGAATGCGGCGAACGGATTCACGGTCGCGCAGACCATCACCATCAACGGCCTAACGAACGTACCGGCCGATGCCTTAGTGATCCGCAACACCACGCCGACGACGAGCGGGTCAACGGTCCAGCAGTCAGGGCGCATTCGGTTCACCAGTCGCATCTGGAACACGACCACCGTCGCCGATGAGTCCGTCGACTGGTATGTCGACACGTATCCGACAATGAGTGGCGGCGCCTCGCTCGGCCGTATGTACTGGCGCTCGTCGCTCAATGGGGCGGCAACGACCGAGGCCGCGGCGCTCCACAGCAACGGCAACTTCACCGTGCAGGGCTTCGTCGTCGCGGGGTCGACGAGCGCGATCGCCTGGGCGAGCCGGACGGCGCTCCTCGCGCCGGCCGATGGCCTGCTCAATATCACGACCAACGGCGGCACCGGGATCGGTTTGAATATCAGCACGTCGGGCGTGCTGAAGGTCCGCAACCTGGCGCAGACCGCGAACGCGCCGATCTGGTCGGGGGCCGACAGTATCGCGGCCGTGTCCACCGACGGGCATGTACTGACGAATGACACCGTGTCGACGGCCGGAGCTCCGTTGCAGATTTCTCCGCGCCTGCGCCTCCGGGCCCACGTCTGGAATACGACCACCGCCGCCGACGTGCTCTCGGACTGGCTGATCGAAAACATCCCGGCGAGCAGTGCGGCGCCGAACGCGTATCTGACGCTGACGCACTTGTTCGGCGGCGTCTCGTCGACCGTGTTTCAACTCCGATCCGATGGCACCGTGATCATGGGCGGCCCGCTCACCGGCGCGACGACGGGCACGTTCTCCGGCACGCTCACCGCGGGCGCGGGCAACTCGATCTTTTGGTCCGGCCGCTCGGGCATGACGTCGCCGGCCGATGGGCAGATCAATTTCAAAAACAACGGCAACACGGTTGGGATCGGGTTCGATCTCTCCACCGATGCGGTGGTCAAGATTCGCACGCGCGCCCAGACCGGGTACGCGACCGTCGACGCGCTCGGCTACAAAGTGAGCGGCACCGCCGGCGCGAATTTTGGGCCGGCGGCGCCGACGAGTCTCACGATCGTCAATGGGTTGGTCACAGCGGCCGCGTAGGGTGGGACGAGAGGCACGCGCACGTATGGCGATGATCCGGATTCTGCACTTCGACGGCGACCGCGCGCCGCGGCGCTTTGAGCTCCTGCGGATCGCGGTGCTCAATGCCGGCGACGGCAAGGGCGAACGCAATCGCGAGCGCATTCGCAAAGAGGCGCGCGTACTCGACGCGCTCGACACGGTGAGTCGCGACGCGCCGACGGCGGCCGAGAAAGATCGCCGGGTGCTCTTCCTCGAGGGCGGCACGATCGAGCTCGCGCAGGAGGATTTCGAGCTCCTGGTCGGCTATGCGGACTCGTCGCCGTGGCTACCGTCCGCGTCGCGCGACGCCGTCGACTTGCAAGACTGGCTCTCGGCGAGCGAGCGCCGAGAGTGAGCGACCGATAGATCTCGCGGACCCCTGGGGCAACGTCGAACATAAGGGCTGAGCATCATGGACAACGAACTGCATCACGGACAGTACGGGCAAGTGCGAATCGATCCGACCGGCGTCGGCGGAGGCGAGGGCACGAACGAAGTGCAAACCGTCACCATCAGCGGCACGCCGGCCGGCGGCTCGTTCACGCTCACATTTGACGGCGTGACCACCGCGGCGATTCCGTACAACGCGACCGCGGCCGTCGTGCAAGCGGCGCTACTCGCGCTGCCCGCCTTTCGTGAGGGCGACGTTGTCGTCACCGGCTCCGCCGGCGGCCCCTACACGCTGACGTTCGGCGACGACTTCGCCGCCGAGGACGTCGCGACGCTCACCACCGCCGGCTCATTCACCGGCGGCTCATCGCCGGCCGTCGCGGTCACGACGGCGACGCCGGGCGTCGCGAGTCCGATCGCGATCGTCGAGTCGTGCAACAGCTGGAGCTACAGCGGTAAGCGCGACCGCGTCGACGTGACCTGCTTTGGCAACCACAACAAAGTCAAGGTGCTCGGCCTGCCGGACATCAGCGGCGCGATCGCGGGCTTCTTCAACAGCGCCAACCCGGTCCTGTTCGACGTCGCCGACGGCACCGTGCCGGCGCTCCTGCGGCTCGTACCGTACAAGCTGGAGCCCACGCACTACTTCCAGGGCTTGGCGTATCTGGACGCGTCGATCAAGGTCGACGGTAAGGGCGCCGTCGCGGTCGACGCGAACTGGGATGCTGCCGGCGACTGGGCTCGCGCCTAGCACGCGCGCGCTCCGGCGCGCGGACCGTCCGAAACCCGGCCGCCCGGTCACGATCACCGGTGCGGCCGGCACTCTTCGATGGGGCTACCAGACCGCCGCGACGATCCGCGAGTGGACCGTCACCCGCCAGCGCCGGAGCTCGACGCTGCGCGGCACGCTCGACGGCTACAACTCCGCCTACGTGTATCAACGCGGCGTGCACTTCAACACGTTGACGCAAGCCGGCGCCTGGGAATGGCCGGTGCGTCGGATCGAGATCGTCGGGTCCCGCGTGACCGCGGAGCTCGGCCCCCAGCAACGCGAACACCCCTAAAGACCCCTAAAGACTCCACATGGCCGACCCACAGACACACGTCGTCGTTCCGGAGACCGATCGCAAGTACCTCTCGACCGGCGAGTACATCGACATCAAGCGCGAGCTCAACGCCGGCGAATGGTGGGACCTCATTCACGCGCTCGCCGACCGGCAAGCGTTCGCCAAGCCGATCGCGTATCTCGTCGGCTGGTCGCTCGTGAACGTCGACAAGAGCGGGCCGCTGCCGTACTCGCTCCAGATGTCAGAGACCGCGCGCCGCGACACGATCCGATCGCTCGACAAGTACATCGTGCGCGAGCTTATGGCGACGCTCGACAAGCACGAGCAAGAGCAAGACGCAAAAAAAAAGGCGGCGACTGGCCCCGACGCCGCGCCCGGATCGTGAGCGATCTCCGGCTCGCGCGATGGTTGGGCACGAGCTACGTCGACGCGCGCGCGATACCGCGCGACGTGTACG